AATGAGTCGCAGAAACATCGGACAAGCTGCTAAAATCTTGGCAGACAGTGGTTATCAAGGGATCATGAAGATGTATTCACAAGCGCAAACTCCGAGGAAATCAAGCAAACTTAAGCCACTAACTCTTGAAGATAAAACCTATAACCATACGCTATCCAAAGAGAGAATCAAGGTTGAGAATATTTTTGCCAAAGTAAAAACGTTTAAAATATTTTCAACAACCTATCGAAATCGACGCAAACGGTTTGGATTACGAATGAATTTGATTGCTGGAATGATCAACCGTGAACTAGGATTTTAGTTTCGCAGGAAGTCTAATAATCTTTTTCACCATATTTAACAATAGCAATATCATGTTTTTCACCACTTCTAAAATAATAGCCAGAGGACAAATTATATTTGTCATTGTTAAAATCATTTGCATATTTTTTGGATATAAAAATTGTTTTTTCTTTCATTCCACCACCTCTTCTCTAAACTGCCACGCCCAGTCGAAATCTTTGCGGATTTCGGATTCTGTTAGTTGTAAATCATTATCTGTCTTTAGTAAGTCTAAGTTATCTCTATGCATAACTTTGATACTTACATTTCCGCTAAGTTGTCTCATCAGCACAAAACTTAACTGTCTTTCATTCGGATTAGGTATCTCAACCGTATACAGCTTCTCTTTTTGGATGGTGTAGCCGAATTGGTGCATATTAATAAGTGTGTAGACTGGATTTTTTGATGTTTGCATCCAGTAATAGAAGTCATCTTTTTCGACTTCTTCATCGTATATCGACATGTGATATAAATATAAATCGCACTCTAAGCTATCTTTATGCTTCTCGTACCAATCAGCCACAAACCGTGGCACTTCTGGTTGAGGTTGGTCAATCTGGTCGAGTAATACTTTTACAATATGTGTTTTCACTACTGGAATGTCGCCGACACCACCTTTACCAATAGACTGTTTGTCTATCAATTTCTTCGCTTCTTCAATATTCATTTGCTACCTCCAAAAATACTTCACTGCATTCATTGTACTCAATTCTATAACCTTTTTTGTCATTTACCCATTTATAAACATGATTATCCTTGCTATTTTAGTCGCTCATACGAAAAACGAATATGCTTTAAAAAATCTTCAATGTCAATTACTGCACAACCATCAATGTCAGACCTAAAAATTAGATATTCTGAAATAATACGTTCAATGTCTTCAATATTCATTTGTTACCTCGCTTAATCTCTAAAACTTCCGATAATAAACGGTAAAAATAATATTAAAAGTATCAAAACAACTGCTGTGTTATCATCCATTCTTATCTCCTGTCCTCCAAAAAATAAATAAATCTCTACTTAGTACAACTGGTTTACCAAAGATTTTATATGATGATTCAAGATTTTTTATTTCGACATCAAAACCGTCACCAAGTCGGTATTTTAGTAAATCTATTGTTTTTTGGCTATCAAGTCGTCTAGCTAAGTATTCATCATTTTTTGGAATAGAGATTTTATAACCAGAGAATCCTTTCATCGCAGACTGTTTAAGTTTCTCCTCGATTTTTAAACCATCAAAGTACCTATCAAACCATTTTTTGTGAGATTCTGAACCGCATTCTTTTACTTCATCAATTAATGACAACTTTATCCCCCATTTCCAGTCAGCTCAGCAATCCGTTTTGTCTGTCTAGCTCTATCATCACTAGCACGTTTAAGCTGCTTTTGTGTCCTGCTTAACTGTGTCCGTAATTCTGTAATTTGCGACTTGTAGTGGTCTTGCAGTGCGACGTTTAAAATAGATATAGCCATCAGCACAATCGATAAAAACGTTATGATATTGTTTCGTCTAATGTTCAATTTGTCTTTTTTTGCTAACTCATAAAGCAAGCAATCAATCATCTGTTGTTCAGTCATTTCGTCATCTCCTCTATCCACTCAATGACATCTAAATACATATTTGCTTGTTCTAATTGCCATCTCGCAAAAACGGACAGATTGTCTTTTCCCCACTCATATCCAACAAGCCGCAAATCACGCTGTTCTGTCAGAAATGCAATTACTTCTTCTTTTGTCATTCTTCCACGCTTTCTAGTAATTCGCTGTTTTGATATATGTTTCCGATTGCTTCGTTCTCATCAACTTCAGTCCACAAACTAACCGCATCTTTACCTGTGTCAATTAACCAGCGACCTTCTAACATTTTTACTACACCTTTAAAATTTTTATATGTGTAATCTATGAGACGTGTTGTTAAAACCATATCCCCTTCCCAAATCTCAATGCCATTTTTATCAAACATTCCTGTTGATTGCATGAGTATATAGTTGTCAAGGTTATCCTCGACAAAATGAAACGTCTCTAAGCGACCAGAGCGAAACTCGTCATCAGCTAAGCTGCATCTATATATTTTGCGCTCACTTGCTTTAAAGCCATCGACGCTATACATCTTTTTGGTCTTTTTATTAAATGCTCTAAAATTCGGTATCATCCATCCACCTCTCTCATTCCATATAGTCGTCATAAATCCAAATTCGGTCTTTACCAAGTATTAAATCGTGTTCGGTTTTATCTATTAATGCTTGTAATTGTTCGAGATTATCAATTTTTATAAAAATATCAGGAAAATGACCAAATTTTGTGATTTGATAATGTATGCCGCATGATTTTAAATCTTTGACATATTGTTCATTTTTAAAGCTGGCTGAATGCAACTGGTAAATACAACCATTAAATTTTGATTTACTGTACGGATAGCGATTTGGTTTCTTCATTCCACATCCTCCAACTTCTCAATCAACCAATCAAGGTTCTGCCGTGCTTTTTTAAGGTCTTCAACACCATTTTTAGCATGATACCGTAGTAAATACTTAACAGCATTGCCCCAATAAAAACCTTCCTCGTGCTCTTGGCAAGCTGCGAAGTTTTTAACCACATCGATTGCTTCCATGCCATGCCTGCCTTGATAATGTGATGGCTTTTTAATGTTATCTGTCGTATCCTGACAAGCAGCTTCAAGCTCCTCAATTTTTTTAAACGTATCTTCCGTTAGCATCTCTCTACCTCTCTCAAATAATACTCTGTCACTCGCTTATCATTGGCTAACTCTAGTTTTCTGATAAACTGCATCGCTTCATTTTTTGTTGCGAACTCATGCTCCTTAAACAGATTTTTGTCATAAACCATGTAAGTCGCTGTAATACCTTTGTTGTAAACTCTCACAACGTGTTTTTTAGTAGCAGTCATGTGTCTCCAATCCATCAAGATAGCCTTTGTTGACGTAGTATGCTCCAATCAAGATAGCGTCTGCTTCGTCATCCTTTACTGTTTTTCCGCAATATTCGAGAGCTTTTTCTTTCGATTGTGCTTTCATCGCTTTTTTAGAGCGGTCTTTGTAGCTAAACTTCCAGTGCTTACGCCACGTCGACACATTGATAAAAACGACGTTATCAGCTATCAATCGCCCTAAGATGATACCAGTTACAATACCGATTTTAAGCATGGATTGCTGGTTAGGTCCCATAACCGAGTTTTTTTCAACTGCGATGGTACTAAAACTACAGTCGTATTTTTTTAATGCTCGTGACTGGATCAACCTTAATTGACTAGCCATATATCGTCCACGTTCGAAATAAGAGTCACTTTTGTGTTTTAAGACACCACTCTGGATAAGGTCTGAGCCTTTAAATAAGGCCCAACCTGTTCCAGAAGTTGAAATGTCTAGTGATAATACTAGATTGCTCATTCAAGCACCCCGCGAATGCCAAGGGTTTCAAAGATATTTCTCTTATTATCTTCGATAAACGAGAATACTTTTATGATTTCATCTGTGTCTTTCTTATGCTCTTTAGCAAAATATGATGATGTTAGATTGATTTTAGTTTTTGGTTTAGCTTCGAGCACAAGGTCGTAAGCTGTTTCGAATAACTCTCCATCTTCATCTAGTGACGGCTCATCATCAATCTTTTTAAAATCACTAATAAAATCCCATTGCATAGTCAAACCGCCAGAGATGGCAAAGATTCGGTTTACTCTATCTAAAATTAGTGCTGTTCCTGTTCCTGTAATTTTGATTTGTTCCATATTTTTCACCTTTTAAAATCCACACTCGCCCTAAAATTGTGTGTGAGCGTTGGCAAGGACGAGTGTAGCAATTCTTTATATTATCGATTTTATCGATAAGTAGACTATTCCCTTTCTCGCTCGGAAAATATAGTTACTGCAAAGGCCGAGCTTCACTTTGCAATGTTAGTTAAAAAATCATTACTCTTTGTGTTAATTGATTAGCCCTACAATATTCGCAATGGCCACAAGGTTTAGGTTTTTTTATTCCTTTTTTAACGTCATCTAAATGTTTGATGTTTTGTGCTAGGTTATCTAACTCATTTTGCATAGCATCTACATTTTGGATCCTGATGGCTCTTGTATCTGGTGGTGTCTCTTTAGTAACTGCGTAAATAATCGGTTCAAACGGTTTATTGTATTTGGCTTCTAGCATGTTTTTGTAAGCAGCCATCTGCAAGATATATCCGTAAGCCTCAAACCATCTGACACGCTCTTCGCCATTCCAAATCGTGTCGTCAATCGGCCCTTTTGTTGTTTTGATGTCTACAAAATAGCCACGTTCGACATTCAGGCAGTCGATTTTACCCTTGAATTCAACCTCGCCAAGAAATCCTGTGATTGCTGCCTCCTTTTCCCCTTGGTAGATAGCCATGAAGTTACTGTCATTTTTAAGAGCTTCAATCATCTGCTCAGCGACTAAGTAGTCCTTTTTTAATTGGCCTTTCGTTGTCCCTCTTGTCGAGAGCATAGCGGTTTTGTTTTCGTCAACAAATTTGGAGTGAGCTTTTTCACTCTCAAAATAAGAGTGGACATAATTCCCGACGAGCAGTGCAGTGTTGTCTCTAGTATCTGTCCAATCCCCTCGTAATTCGGCAAGCGCCCTCGCTTCGCATTCTCTAAAACGCTTGTACTGACTAATAGACCAGTATCTGATAGCTGATTCACGGCTATAATAGTCCTTTCCGAGTAAGTCTAAACTAGTCATCTAGCAACCTCTTAATTACTTCATCAATAGGTGTATCGCAAAAGACAAACTCTTCCCTTTCCCTATCTCCAACGAATTGAATAACCACTACTTTTTCATCTAAATCGTCAAAATTTAAAGCAGATCTTTCCCAAACGCCAACAACATATTCTGGATTAATATAATATCCTTCAATTTTTACAAGTTTAATCATATTAAGTCTCCGAGGTTATCAAATAAGTTGCCTTCGCTAGCTTTAATTTCGCCTGTTTCTTGATCAAAATCCGGAATTTCATTTTCCGGATAAGACGTATCTTCTAAAACCGCTTTATTTTCATCTGTGAGCGTTTTTTCTGGTTCTGAATGTAAATCTTCAGTTACATCTTTTAAATTGCTAGGAGCGTCTATTTTTTCATTCTGCGTGCCGATTAAGTCATCTAGACTATTTGCTTCTTGCGGTGTGACATCTTTCGGAGTAGAAATCGTTGAATCTGTGTTATCCGCTTCTAGAGCATCCTGCATTTCAACAGAAAGAGGGGCATACTTGCTCAGTAATTCTTTGAGTAATGTCTTGATAGCCATTGAATCAAATTCTGTTGCCCAAGGCGTTCCTGCTTTAAAATCTCCTGTTTTATTATCAAAAGTTTTGGAGTACTTTTTAGCATGTTCGTACGCTTTTTCTTTCGGCCAGAAAATCATCTTGTAAAATCCGTTGATTAGCTCTAAGCTTGCAAAGTAGCCTTTTACAACACCAGAGTCAACATAGTCTCCAGTTAGCTTCAACTGCCCTCTAATCTTGTCATAACCAAGGAATTCCTCTTCGTATATGATTCCGTGCTCAATATTTCGGACTTGTCCGCTTCTTTGAGCTAGTTGTATAAGCCCTCTGTATCCAATTTGAAATTGCGCTTCGTTTACTGTTACCCAACGATTCCCGTCCTTATATTTTCGGTTATACGGCACCACGTAAGCAAAACCTAGACTGGGCTCAATCGGTAAATTAAGCACTGCTGCTTTCATCGCCGCTCCCATAATCGACTCAGATGTCGCTTTGGCTAACAAGTTATTATTGCTGATGATTGATAATAAGCTGGTTGTAAATTGTTCAGACCGTGCACCGACAACCTGCTCAATCCTGTTCTTTACAGCTGGTGATTTAAAAAAGCTGTTATGGTTATTTTGTGCTAACTGATTGTTTGTCATTTTCTTCTACCTTTCGTTTGTTTCAAATTCCAGTTTTCACGCTTTAAGCGTTTGTTTTCATTTTGTAGACTGGCAACCTTATCCATGAGGTTATTATTGATTTCACCTAGATCAACACATAATTCAAAATATTTTTGTCTCCAAAAAGCATTGTCGTCATAGCGTTCTCTGTTCATAGGCTAGTAGTCTCCCACATAAATCCACTGACCACCTCTGAACAACCATTCATCAGGGTCACGTTCTTCACGTTCAGGCTCAGGCTGTAAGTAATCACGGTCATAGTCAAACGTGCCAAATAGTCCTCTGTCCATGTGCTACCTCCTAAACTGACATACTCTCATATACAGCAATGAGGCGCTTTTGGGTTGCTGCTGTATCTGCGTAGTGTCTACGGTCACGGCCAAGCTCCTTGTTTTCCTCTGAGAGTTCTTGTAGCAAAGCACGCTGTTTCCTGATAACTTCTTTCAGTTCACGGTTTTCAGCTTGTAATGCTCTAACCTCAATCAAAGTGTTATCTAATGATATAGTTTCAGTTGTTTCCACTTCATCAAATCCTAAAAATTGTTTCAATTTATTTAGCACTATTCGTCCTCCTGTGAGTATGAAATACTCTTTTATTTATTCTATAAGGTTAAGTTTGTTATTTATTGGTAATTGTTATTTGTTAGTGTGCGTTAGCACTATATTGTTATATATTAGTACTTGTTATATAGTTAGTATTTATTAGTGACGGGTTTTCCAATTTTTGGATTTTCAGTAAAATGGATTTTCAGTAAAAAGGGTTTTCCAATTTTTGGATTTTCAGTAAAATGGAAGTCACTTATCAACACCGCTTGTGAATAACTCTTTTTCAAACGCATCTTGTATATATGCAAAATAGCTATCTGTGATAGGCAGGTCTTGAGCAAATGCAAATGTTTGAACACCATTTTTTCCATCACTCTTTTTTACAATCCGTATATAACCCGACTCTTGCAACTCCTTGTATGCTTTTCTATGAGCATCTCTTCCATTAGTTGACCTGCTTTCAAGCTCACTAATGTAGATGCGCCAGTCATCCTTATTGCTGAGAATTTCAGCTAATAGACCTTTAGCTTGTAAGCTCAATTTTTTATCTTGTAAAAAATGATTATTCATAGAGGTATAGTTTTCATGCGTATTCGTGAAATATATATTTCATCAACTCTCAGCCTCCCATCGTTCTTGATTAATTCTCCTAAAGATGTCATATACTGGATTATCATCTGGGATGACACAACCTTTAATATCATCAAGCTCTGTTCCATCTGACATCACATGAGTTACAATGTAATGTTCTTTAGCCATATACTTTCCTTTCTCGCAACCGCTAAAACTTCAAGAGTATCTGCAATTGTTAAACCTACCAAGCTGTTTAGCAAAACATCGCTCAACTGGTAGTATTTACGTTGCCAATTGTTAACAAGTAGTTGTTGGATGCTATTAAGTTCTTTCATAATGTGATATAATTAAGTAAATTAAGTTTGTTTTGAGTCCGATTCCCGTCGGACTTTTTTTC